GCAGCGTGTAGCTGTACTCGAACGACAGGGTCGGGGCCGCAGTGCAGCGCACCTTGCCGGCGTCGATAAACATCAGCAGCGCGTCTGGGTTCGGCTTGAGACCTGGGACGGCCGCGAGCAGGTGGTCGCGGAGGCTATTGGGCTTGTTCATGGTTCACCTGGTGCTGATAAACACGGTCGACTTGGGCGGCACACTCGGCCCAAGCCTGTTCAACAACGTCCTGGTCACTGAGAAGCTCCCCGTTGGCCTTCGGCGCTGTCGCCGGCAGGACGCACGGGACCACCACCGGACAGCCATTGACGGTAAGCGTCGGCGCCGGTGAGGGCGGGACGCTCCCGCAGCCGGCGAGCAGCATCAGGTAGAAGCTGGCGAGCCCAGTCCCGAAGTTGGTCATTTTCATGCTTGAGTGCCTCGATTGTGCGTTGACGGGTGGCCAAGCCCTGGCGCAGCTCGCCCTGGATCTTCAGGAGTTGGGCTTGGCCGTCGCGCTCGCGCTCCAGGGTGGATTTCAGTTCGGTGGAGGAGGCTAGGTTGCGGCGGGCATCGTCCTGGGCGGTTGTAAGCTGGCCTTCCAGATCCGTGGTCTTGGCCTTCTCAGTCCCGAGCAGGAGCTGTTGACCCCAACCCCACAGCCCGGCCGACACTGCGGCGAACAGAGCACCTGCCAGCAACCCGTCGCGCAGGTCCATCAGGCTGCCTCCTGCCCGCAGCCGCAGTCCTGGTGCCGCTCAAAGGCTCGCTGCAGCTTCACGTCGTACAGGTTCCGCTTGTAGTCCGGGCCGTTGTACAGCTCGGCCACCTTGGCCCACTTGAGCGACCTAAGGGCCTTGAGCAGGGTAGGGTCGGCCTCGATGTAGCGGATGAAGGCCTCAAGTTGGTCCGATTCGCTGCGGCACATGGCCTCGACGAAGGCCTGGACGCTGGGATAGCCCAGGCGCTCCCAGTGGAAGCCCATCACCTGGAAGGCGCCCCAGCTGCAGGATTCCAGGGCGGCCTGCTCGTCGATCATCCGGGCCTGGGCCAGGCGCTGGTGTTCTGCGGTACCGCCGACATAGCCGCCGAACTTCGGATTGACCAGGGCCGGGAACTGCTTGGCCAGCTCGTCGGCACGCTGGCGAAGTTGATCGGTCAGCTGCTCTAGCTCGTCCTGGTCGTCACTGGGCCGGCGAATCTTCTGCAGGCGGACGTACATGATGTGTCGCTCGTACAGGATCACCGGCTTGCCGTTATCCAGGAAGCCTCGCCCCTTGGACTCGACTTCATTGAGCGCGTATACGGCCGCCAGCGGAACGCCCAGGCGGTCGGCGGCCCGCACCAGGCCGGCGTTTTGCAACAGGTGAGCGCAATCGGCGCCCTGCAGGCTGGCTAGGGTTTTAGGGCCGGCGATGCCGTCCGCGACCAGGCCTGCCCGATGCTGGTAGGTGCGGACAGCGGCCTCGGTGGCGTCACCGTACACGCCGTCGGCGCCGATCTTGGCGCCACGGTCAATGAGTTTGCGCTGCAGGTCGCGCACCGCCTGGGAGCGGTCACCATGGCGAAGGGTCACAGTGTCCCCTCCTTACGAGTGAAGGTTTTCTTCGCGGCCGCTCGGACAAACTCAATGCCCAGCAGGCCGATCAGGCCGCCGAAGAAGGGCGCGGCGGTCAATGGGATACCGATCAGCGACAGGCCGTGGCTTGCCGAGAGGGCAACGAACCCACACAGCGGTGCTTCGATGACCAATTGACGGAGCTTCCCGCCGCCGTAGACAACCCGCAGCGCGGCAATGAGGGCGGCCAGTAGGCCGGCGTACAGCCCGGGCCAGTTGTTTTCGAGCCAGGTGGCCAGGAAGGCCCAGGTTTCAGGACGATCAGGCATGGGAGTCCTTCCATGGTTTCGGATGGTTTTGGTCATGGGCAATCACTCCCACAGGTTCACCATCTGGCGCTCAGGCGCAGAGGTTTGGATTTCGGGCAGGTTGACCAGCACGCCGGCCTGCAGCACCGCGCCACGGTCGGCCAGGCCGGGGTTGGCATCGAGAACTGCCTCAACGACGCCTGCGGTGCGGCCGTAGTGTCGCCAGCACAGAGCGTCGACGGTGTCGTTTTGCTGGGTACGGAGTTGGGTGGCCATCACAGCAGCTCCACGGTGGCGCGGGAGGTACCCAGGATGTCCCGGACGGCCCAGCGCTGGTCACGACGGTAGTCTTCGATAGTGGGCTCTGTCTGATCGGCCTTCTTGTTTCCGCTGGCCGTGGTGTCATAGTTGCGGTACCGCTCACAGACCTCGGCGCCGGCCGCGCACTCGACAGCACGCTTGTAGAGGTAAACCAGCTGGGACTGGTCTTGGACCTTCTCGCTTGGGACAGCCTCAAGCGAGGCGTGGCCCGCTACCTGCTTGGCTTCACGCCATACAGCCAGGTCGCGATTGACGCTGATGACAGCGGCAATGACGGCGGTTTCGAGCCGGGCGGGGGTGACGCTGGAGTCTATGCGCAGGGTCTCGCGCAGCTTGTCCAGGTCGATCGAAGGCCAGAAGGCCTCACTGTTGATGTGCACGCCGGGTACGGGAGTACTGGGCGCCTGGCCGCCAGGAATGAATCCACTCATGATCGCGGTGCTCTGAATAGGTCGGCGGTGGTCGGGGCTTCACAGCTGGGCCAAGGAGAAAGCCGCTGATCCGCCCCGAGCCGCCGGGTTGCGTGGGACGCTCGGTTAGCTGGCTGGGCCAGCGAGTTTCTTAAGGAGGCGCTCGGCCTTATCCAGGTCTTTCTTTCCGCCGCAGTTGTTGTCGAGCTTGATGGCTTCCTGCAGCAGCTCGACGCCCGCCTCCACTTGGCCGGGCGAGCCCGGATTGCCCTCGTCGAGGCCTTGCAGCGTTGCGCGTGCCAGAGCGAGTTTGAGCTTGGCTCGGGCTTCATCTGGCATGTCTTGCTCTTCCGTGAGCAGAGCGGTGCGGAGCAGGTCGTCAACCGGGAAAGTCCCGCCAGCCTTCTGGGCATTGAGCGCGGCCGTCGCGACTTCTTCGGCGATCAGGCAGCCCGTGGTACGGGAAAAGCGGTTCGGAGTTGGCAGGTTGTGCTTCAACACATACTCAGCAATGTCCAGGCCGCCCGGGAAGTCACCGGCATCGAAGCGCCAGATCATCACGGTGGTCAGCACGTCGTCATGTGCGCCATTGCCAGCCTCAAGGATGCCGATGACATACGGCACGTACTCCGGCAACAGGATGCTTTTGAGCCTGGCCTTGGCCTGCTTCGACTGAACCTGCTTCAGGCGCAGTTGGTCTTGCTGGAGCTTGGCCAGCATCAGCTCATAGCTGGTCAGGCCTTCCATCATGGCTGCCGGGGCAGTGGCGGCCGCGTCCTTGGCCGCCAGCTTGCGCAGTCGGGTACGTTGGGCGAGGGTCAGAGTCATGGTTAGACCTTCTCGATGTTCTCGACCAAGGCGCAGGCGCCGAAGTCTTCCACGACATAGGCCTCGTTCGACGACTGGTAGTCGGCGACCCGGTCGGCTTCCGGCTCGTCACGCACATGGCGACGGCGCTTTTCGTTCTGGTAGTAGATCGACAGGTTGGAAAGTGGACCGACCCATACACCGCCTTCGATGAAATACGGCGCGTCGTACTCGATCGGCAAACCACCGAGGCGGGTCTTGGTGAGGATCTCGTCCGCCGCGTTGGCTTCCTGGTTGGAGCTGGCACCATTTTCCAGCGCCTTGAGCTGCTTCTCGTGCAGCAGAGCCGGGTCAACGATCACGACCAGGTCGGAGCGCTTACGGTGCCATGGGTCGAGCAGCTGGATGGCGTCGAACACCAGGGAATCGAGAGTCTTGTAGTCTCCGGTGGCGCCTACGGTCACCTTTCCGGCAACTTTGGTGCCTTCATCGATGACGCGCTCTGGAGCACGCTCGCGCATCTTCTGCAACCAACCGACGTTGACGTCCTGCAGCATCGGGTTGGCGGTCAGATCGGTGTCAGCGGCAGCACTGGTACCGTTGAAACCGATCATGATGCGGTCCAGGCCTTGTCGCTCAGCAATCGAGGCAGACAAGCGGGTCTGGAAGTCCGGGAACTTTGCCCAGGCGTCGAGCCGTGCGTAAGGGGTGGCGGTGTCGAAGTTGGTCTTCTTGCAGGCGTAGCTGTCAGCCGTCAGCGAGGCAACGTCACGAGGCTCACGACGTTTGCCCGGGCCAGTGGCGGTGCGGCTGGCAGTTGGACCATTGACGCCCAGCAGGATTGCTTCGCCTTCCGCTTCGTCAACGCCGATAATGTTGATCTTTTTCAGGAACGCGCTGGATTCCTGGATGGCGGTTTCCAGCTTCTGTGCTGGTTTGGGCGCCACGGTGTAGGTCTCGGTAACCGAGCCGACATCGTTGATTTTGGCCTGGTTGGCCAGGTAGCCGTTGAAGGCGATCCGGGTTGCTTTCTGCATGATGGTTCTCCGAACTGGTGGTCTGTGGGGCTGCGGGGATCAGTACTCGGCCAGGATCTGCCCGTCGCCACCGGTCACTGGGGGGCGTTGCGTCTGGGAGTGGTCTTCGGTTTCGCCCAGGCGCTTGACCAGCTCGTTGAAATCCTTAGAAAGCTTGTCGTGGTCGGCCTGGAGCTTTTCGCGCGCGGTTTTTTCCGCGCTAAAGGCTTCGGCCTGCTCGGCGCCATGGGTGGCGATCTGTTCGATCATCTCGCCCAGGGCGGCAAAGCTGGCGGCGTCCTTGCCTTCCTTATCCTTGCTCTTGCCGAGGAGCTCACTGACCTTCTTGCCCAGCGAGGCAAACACGCTAGGGATGTCGGTGATCTCTTCGAATTCGAGGGAGGTCTCTTCCGCCGCGGAGAACAGGTTGTCCTTGTCCTTTTTGCGGCTGGTCAGCGAACCGTGCTGGGCACTGAACGACAGCGCCTCGGTGCCGAGGCTGGCTGGGGTGTCGGTTACAGCGAGGCCAACCAGGTAGGCTTTGCCACTGTCGGCAAACTTCGGCTGTACCTCGATCGAGGTGTAAACCTTCTGGCCCGCCTTGTTGAGGGCCAGCAGCGCTTCGTTCGGTTCCAACTGGGCAAAGAGGCCCAGCTTCTTCACACCAGCAACTTCGACTTCTTCGGCTTTCAGCGCTACGACGTCGCCATACGCGCCGAACTCACCACCAGGCCAGGCCCACTTGATGTGCTCGCAGTTGATGCGGGCACCGTAGGTGTTGGGGCTGTAGGTGCTGGCCATGTCCTCGATCCAGCTGCGCTCGATGTTGCGGCCATCGGTGGTCGCGCCTTCGACGGCGATGCGGGTCCATTTGGAGCGGAACTTCTTGGCTGGGACTTTGGTGCTGTCGGACATGCAGGGAATCCTCATGGCGGTGGCGTTGTGCCTTGCGATGAGGGGCATGGTCCGCAGCCGGCGGAGTCACGGCAACGCACTGGACTTGTAGGCCTGGAGGCTACAGTGGGTGCCAGTGGGTGAACGCGCGCGCGAGCGGCAGCATCGGCGCCATGAACACTACCGCCCAACCCACAATGGATCCGCGCCGCCAAGCCAAGTTCATGTATTGGACCGGTTGGCGCATCACCGATATTGCCGATTATCTCGACGAAAAAGAGAAGACCGTCCATAGCTGGAAGGCCCGAGACGAATGGGATCGGGCCAACAACGTCGAGCGCATCGGCGGCGCCCTGGAGGCGCGACTGGTGCAGCTGATCCTCAAGGATGGCAAGACCAGCGGCGACTTCAAAGAGATCGACCTGCTCCATCGCCAGCTGGAGCGGCAGTCGCGCATTCAGCGGTACCAAGGCGGCGGTACCGAAACCGACCTCAACCCAAACATTGTCAAGCGCAACGAAGGGCCGAAAAAGCAACCCAAGCGCAACGAGCTGGACGAGGAGCAGATCGAGCAACTGGTCGATGCTTTCCGCGACAGTTGCTTCGACTACCAGCTCGACTGGTACCGGGCGGGTAACCAACGCACCCGGATGATCCTCAAGAGCCGGCAGATCGGAGCCACGTTCTACTTTGCCCGGGAAGCGCTGATCGACGCCATCACGACCGGCCGAAACCAGATCTTCCTGTCGGCAAGCAAAGCCCAGGCCCACCAGTTCAAGACCTACATGCAGGCGTTCCTCAATGAGGTGCTGGGTATCAAGCTGACCGGTGACCCCATCGTGCTCTGGAACAACGCCGAGCTGCACTTTCTGGGTACCAACTTCCGCACCGCCCAGGGCCGGTCCGGCAATTTCTACTTTGACGAATTCTTCTGGGTGCACGGCTTCGCCGAGATCAACAAGGTGGCTTCGGGCATGGCGCTGCACAAAAAGAGGCGTAAGACCTACTTCTCGACCCCGAGCAGCATGGCGCACCCGGCCTACACCTGGTGGACCGGCGAGCGGATTAACAAGGGCAAGCCCACCGCCCAGCACATCCAGTTGGATGTGACCCACGAGGCTCTGCAGCAGGGCCGACTGTGCGAGGACAAGATCTGGCGGCAGATCGTCACGATCATGGACGCCGAAGCCAGGGGCTGCGACCTGTTCGATCTGGATGAATTGCGGCTTGAGTATGACGCGGCAGCGTTCCAGAACCTGCTCATGTGCCAGTTCGTGGACGACGGCGCGAGTATCTTCCCCCTGAGCATGTTGCAGCCCTGCATGGTGGAAAGCTGGGACTGGCCAGGCTACAGCCCGTTTGCTGCCAGGCCCTACGGTGAGCGTCCGGTGTGGGTGGGCTACGATCCGGCGGAAACCGGCGACTCGGCCGGCCTGGTAGTGTTGGCTCCGCCACTGGTACCTGGAGGGAAGTTCTTCGTGCTGGAAAAGCACCAGTTCCGTGGGATGGACTTCAACTCCCAGGCCGAGACTATTCGGCAGATCACCAAACGCTACAACGTGGCATACATCGGCATCGACACCACCGGCATGGGCAGCGCCGTCGCGCAGTTGGTTCGCCAGTTCTTCCCGGCACTGCGCACCTTTAGCTACAACCCCGAGGTCAAGACGCGACTGGTCATGAAAGCCTGGGATGTGATCAGCAAGGGCCGCCTGCAGTTCGATGCCGGGGCAACCGATATTGCCCAGTCTCTTATGGCCATCCGCAAAACCGTCACCCCAGGCGGTCGCCAATTCACATATACCGCGGGCCGTAACGAGGCCACCGGCCATGCCGACCTGGCTTGGGCGCTCTTTCACGCTCTGCAGAACGAGCCGCTCGAAGGCCAGACCGCAACCAACACACGCATCATGGAGATCTTCTGATGAGCAACATCGATCAGGCCGGAACCGCGCCGGTGCCTGCCGGCGAGCTGCTAGCCAACCCGAAAGCCCGCGCCGAGGCCTTCACTTTTGGCGACCCGGTACCGGTCTTGGACGGGCGCGAGATCCTGGATTACCTGGAGTGCTACCTCAACGGTAGATGGTATGAGCCACCTGTCTCGCTGGAAGGCCTGGCCCGCTCGTCGAAGGCCAGCGTCTACCTGCAGTCTGGACTGATCTTCAAGCGCAACGCCTTGGCCCGGACATTTATTCCCCACAAGTTGCTGAGCCGGCAGGCTTTCGAGCAGATCGTCATGGACCTGGGGT